ATTTAGTCCAGAACAAAATGCTTTTATGAACTTAGGTTTGGGTGGTAGCACTGCTGATGATGTTCAATCTTATTTTGGATCAGGTAAGTTAGATTTATATGGTGATGGATTAAGTGGGATGTTCAAAAGATTTACACCCTTTGGTCAATTAGGTGTTTACCTAGATGCAAAAAGATTAGCTGATGCTGGTATTATTGATAAAAAAGATGATGGTTACTATTTTGCTAAAGGTGGTAACTTAGCATTAGCACAAGCCAACCAAGCATTTGAAAATCAATTAGCAAAAGACAATATGATGGATTTTGCACAAAATACCTTAGGTAAAACTGCTGAAGAAGCTCAAGCTATGGCTGATGTAACCAAAAGAGGTGACAAAGCTGATGATATGGGTGATGTCTATGCTGGTCTAAATGTTACATCTCAACCATTCCAGTCTAACTTTGGTGCATCCAATATAGTTTCTTACTCTCCACCAGATCCTAAGAGAGAAAAAAGTGCTAGTGAGAAAATGTTTGAAGCAAAAAGAACATACACCTCACCAAAGAAACAAATAAACTCTCAAGCATTTACAGGAATGGGTTATACTCGTGGCAGATAACGAACAGAAAAAAAGCCTTGAAGCAAAACAAATATTAGAAAATCCTGTATTTATAGATGCAGTAAACAAAATTCGATCCGACTTAGCTAATGAATGGCTAAACAGTGATGTAAAAAATTCAGAACAGAGAGAAAACATCTTTATTATGAGAAGAATGTTGGAACTCGTTGTGATGCAAATCCAGTCCGTCATGGAAACTGGTAAAATCATAAAAAAATAGGAGTAAAATATGGCAGAACAACCAGCAATGGACTCTGCAACAGAGACTCAAACAGAGTCTGTTGCACCAATGCCCAAGCCTCTCAATGTAGGTGAGGCAGCTACCACCCTGAAGAACTTGTTTAATACAAATGCCTCAGAGACTCAGGAAGTAGCAAGTGAAGATTCAACAAAAGAAGTAAGCGACTCGGAAACGAATATCGAAGATACTTTTGAAGATGAAGAACTTATAGATCAAATTGAAGATGAAACACCTTCCGATACTAATCAAGAACTTTACACATTAACTGTTAATGGTGAAAATGTGGAAGTCACCTTGGATGAACTCAAAAAGGGATATTCTCGACAAAGTGATTATACTCGTAAAACTGAAAAACTATCGCAAGATAGAAAAAGTGTTGAAGAATTAAAAAACGAAAACACCAGGTTAAACGAGGAGGCTAAAATCAAAAGAGATCAATACGAAAAGCAACTGCAAGTATTATCTGAACAATTAAAAGCTAGTGAACCCCAAGTCGATATGGAAAGACTCTATCGAGAAGATCCAGCAGAGTTTGTAAAACAGAAAGCTGAACAAGATCGAAGAAAAGAGTTACAAGTAGCAGCTCAACAAGAACAAGATCGCATTCGCCAAGAAAAACAACAAGAAAGCGAAAAGGTCTATTCTCAATATTTAGAGAATGAAAGAAAACTTCTTGCTGAAAAACTACCGATCTATAGCGATAAAGATAAAGGGCCACAGTTTGTAAAGAACTTAACTGACTATGCAAAGTCGATTGGTTATACCGATCAAGAAATTGCAATGTTGGTCGATCACCGAGCAGTCCTCATGTTAGCTAATGCTTATCGATATGATAAACTAAAAAAAGCTAATCTAAAAAATAAAAAAGTGACGAAGGTATCGAAGGTGGTTAGTTCCTCTAGCCCAAAAGTTCAAGATGATGATGAAGTAGCTAAACGATTGAAATCTAAAAAAGCAAATCTTAGAAGAACAGGCAAAGTGCAAGACGCAGCAAATGTTCTTCAACAGATTTATTCTCAATAACATATATAGAAAGGAATAAGTAATGGCACAACCAACCAATACTTTTGATACCTATGATGGTGCAAACTCTATAAGAGAAGATTTAGCTGATGTAATTTACAATATTTCACCTTCTGAAACTCCTTTTATGAGCAACGCAGCAAAAGGTACAGCAACAAACACACTTTACGAATGGCAGACAGACTCACTAGCTGATGCTGCTGCAAACGCACAAATCGAAGGTGATGACTACACAGGCGATGCAAGAACAGCCACAGTAAGACTAAACAACCAAACACAAATCTCAGCAAAAGCAGTAACTATCTCAGGAACTGACGATGCAGTGGATAATGCTGGTATGTCTACACAAATGGCTTACCAACTTGCAAAGATGGGTAAAGAAATCAAGCGAGACATTGAAAGAGCATTAGTAGGTATCGAAAATGCAAAAGTCGCTGGTAACGCATCAACAGCTAGAGAAGCTGCTTCAGTTGGAACATGGTATGGAGGTAATAAACCTGGCACATCATCTGCTGCTGGTAACTTCTCAACCAATGGTTCACCTTCAGCAACTCCAGCTGGTACAGGAGCAACAGCAATTGCTGGTGGTACAAATCGTGCATACACAGAGGCATTATTAAAAGCTGGTCTTTTAAAAGCCTTTGAATTAGGTGGAGAACCTGAAACTGTAATGATGACACCATCACACAAGCAAACTGCATCTGCATTTGCTGGTGTAGCAACAAAGTACAAAGATGCGAGTGACAGAGTATCAATCGGTACTACTGACATTTATGTATCAGACTTTGGTGAGGTAGCTTTCGTACCAAACAGACATCAGAACGCAAACAGAGTTGATATCCTACAAATGGATATGTGGTCAGTGGACTTCCTAAGACCATTCCAAACTACTGATCTTGCAAAGACTGGTGACTCTGACAAGAAGTTACTCTTAGCTGAGTGGACTTTATGTGCAAAAGCACCAAACGCAAACTATGGTATCTTTAACCTAACAGCATAATTATTTATCTTGGGGGGTGTTTATGCACCCCCTTTTACTTATAGAGAGGAACAAATGGCAATATTCAGCAATAAAAAACATACATCAAAGTTGTTTAAGGTTGTAGCTAACGCAAAGAAATCAGACCAAATGATTTCTAAAGGTGATGGTAAAAAACAATCAAAACAAACTTCACCAGGTGATCGTAAATACGATCCAATGTTAAGCATCTCAGGTAATCAAGGTCTATCTATGAAAGATACTGTTGATGCAATGATAGCTAAAGCGATAAAGTAATGTCAAAAAAATTCTCACTTAATGATCCTGGGGATCAAGCATCAGTCAAAACTAATCTTATTGTCGATGAAGCTGAGAATAAATTTCATATTGAAAACTATCAAGATCAAGCAACTATTAAAGAAATCCTAGACTCCAATAAAAAAGCACAAAATGAAGGTGCATATAAATTAAATGCACTAAAGAATGAAAAAGGATATCGTGTTGCTCGATTACCAAACATAGTCGTACATCAATTAGCTAAACAAGGCATCTTAAATTACAATGGAAAAGTCCTAGATAAGACGAGGTTCTTTCGTTGGTTAAACGACTCCGATAACAAACATTTTAGAATATATACAGGCAACTTATAATGGCATTAGACACATACTCCAATCTCAAAACTACTATTGCAAACTACCTTAATAGAAGTGATCTCACTGCATACTTAGGTGATTTTATTACTTTAACTGAGGCTAGACTCAATAGAGAACTACGAGTGAGAGAAATGGTAAACACTGATACTTCCACAACAACAGTTGCTGGTACACAAAGTTATTCTCTACCGACAGGATATTTAGAAGCAACCACTGTTATCTTTCAAAGCGATCCTTATTGCACATTAAGATTTATTAGTAATAGTGATTTTTATAATAAATATAATGCTAGTCAAAGTAGAGGAAAACCCACCTACTTTACTATTGTTGGATCAAACATTTTGCTAGGAGTAGCACCTAATTCAGCTACTACCTTACAGATTAATTATTACAAAAGTCTAACTGCATTATCAGATAGCAATGCCTCTAATGATATACTTACAAATTATCCTGAGTTGTATTTGTATGGTGCATTAGCAGAGTCAGCTCCCTTTATTATGCAAGACGAAAGAATTAACACTTGGGGTAATCTTTATAAAGAAGCTCTCAAGAATGCAAACGAAACATCATCAAGAGGTTCAACCACATCTTCACCTTTACAGATGTCTACTCCTCAGGTGGCCTAGATGATTGAGTTTGGTGATTTACAAGCCGATCTACCTAGTTATCAGAACTCAGGAGCTTTAAAGGTAGATAATGTCATTCCTTTAAGAAAAGGTTATCAAGCATTGCCTGGATTTCAGGCATTGAGTGGAACTGGATTGACAGGAAGTGCTGTCGGTTTATTTACAAGTTTTAGTGCGAGTGGTTCAACCAACTATGCCGGAGATGCTACCAAACTTTATCAGATGGACTCCTCTCTAGTCTTTCAAGATAAAAGTAAAGCTGGTGGCTACAACAACTCTACTACAGAAAATGCAAGAGACTTTTGGGCATTTACACAGTTTGGTTCAAACATTATTGCAACCAACTTTGCAGACAATATTCAAAAGTTTACAGAAGGCTCGAGTAGTGCTTTTAGTGATCTTGTTTCTCTCAAAGCAAAATATATTGCAGTCATTAGAGACTTTGTTGTAGCTGGATACACAAACGAGTCAGGTACAGTGTATAACCAACGAGTTAAATGGTCAGGTATTAACGATAGTTCTACTTGGACTCCTAGCCAAGCTACACAGTCTGGCTTTCAAGATATTGTAGGATCACATGGTAATATTCAAGCCATTGTCGGTGGTGAGAGTGCTGGTGTAATCTTTATGGAAAAAGCTATCTACAGAATGTCTTATGTAGGTGTGCCATTAGTTTTTCAGTTTGATAAGATTGCAGATAATTTAGGTGCATTTGCTCCTAAATCTGTTGCTTCTTATGGAAACATGGTTTTCTTTTTAGCACAAGATGGTTTTTACAAACTAACTGGTGGGCAACAACTAACACCCATTGGAAATGCAAGAGTTGATAATTTCTTCTTTGAAGATTTATCCTCAAATTTAGATGGAATTACATCTGCTGTCGATCCTAACAATAGTATTGTTGTGTGGTCTTATCGAGGATCAGGAGCTACAGGAACTACTAATAACAAACTCTTGATATACAACTATGCAGTTGATAAATGGAGTACAGGCAGTGGTCAAGATTTAGAGTTTATCGCAAGTGCATCACAAGAAGCATTTACCACATTAGAAAGCCTTGATGTCTTAGGAGACCTAGACAATCTACCAAAGTCACTAGACTCATA